AAAAATTTTATAGCATCACGAACACCTAGCATATATGAAAGCTCTTCCATCCTTTGTTCTCTTGTCAATAAACAGGCAATATAGTCGTTGATTAGTATACGTTCTTCGCTGTCCAATAATAAAGCCTCATAGCGCTTTTCAAGTTCTTTTGTTTAAGATTTTTCAAAACACTAAAATCCACCTAAACACAATATTCTTTTATCGTTTCCCTGTGCTGCTCCTGGCACTTTACATCGCTTCCTCATCAGAAAAGACAATCGGCGTAAGACTTAGCACTTGTCTTTCATAGCTTTCCCTTGTTTTGTTTAACGCAGTCTCATCTACAGAATCCTCAAGTCCAGAAACAAACGACCAGTCATCATCCGTAAACATAACCATATAATACTCACCTGATACGAGCGCAATGCTTTGGTTTTTGTTGAATGCATCAGTAATCGGATCGTAATCCCTCGCCACAAAACCGGAGGCGTACTCATTGTCCACATAAGCGATCGACATTAAACCTATACATTTCTTATCTCTAAATAAGAAAATCATACGCATATTTTCTGAATCGGCGCCATCAATCGGCATTGGTTGAGACATACTCAAATTGAAAGTATCAATTCCTTCCATTCTAATATATCCTTTTATAGTATCTTCAATGAGAACCTTGCATAAAGAAAGATGTGAACATTGGCAACCGGCGAAACGGTTGTGGCTGGTATGTACCCCGGTATAAAACCGGGGTTTTTTCGTGTCAGGCTTCGATATAGCCCACGAAATTGTAGTGGATTTTGATGTCTCTAAAGGTGCGTCCGCCCTCGACTTTCTTCTCTCCAATGTCGATACGGTTGACAAGCCGCAGAAGGGTGGGACGGTCAAGCTGCTCCAGTTTGGCGTACTCCAGAATCAGGTGCATCCACTGCCGGACATCATCGGTGTCCTGCTGGTACGCCTCCAACTCGCCAGACAAACGCCCTTTCTGTTCCAGCTTTTCGGCACGCTCGGCCTCATACTGGTTCATAAGCTGGATACAGATGGCCTCCGGCACACGTCCCATCACCTTGTCCTCATAGATGGCCTGCACAAGTTTTCCCAACTCCGCAAGCCGCTTTTCAACGGCGGTTAGGGTCAGCCTGGCCTGTTTCATCTGCTCGGCGGTCGCCACTCTACGCTGGGTCTGGATTTGCCCAATCAAGGCAGTCGGGTCATTCCTTGCCCGTTCCGCTTTCATGCGGATGTCGGCCAGCACAACCTCGGTCAAGACACGCTGGTTCATGATGTGAGCGGAACAAGCGGTTCGTCCCCCGGCGGCATAGCGGCCACAGGCATAGCTGCGGTAGGCGGAGGGTGAACCGTCTTTGCGTCTGCGCCCTTCATGGTAGCTGCGCATCAGCGACCCGCAGTCTATACAGTGGAGCAGCCCGGCGAACAGCGCAGTCTCCCCATTTGCCTGTGTCCGGCTCCGGGTGTTCTGCCGCTCAATCGTCCTCACCAGTTCCCAGACTTCCATCGAAATTAGCGGCTCATGTGTACCCTCGACACGAACCCACTCGGCCTCCGGCTTGTCGATTTGCTTGTGAACCTTGTAGGAGAGGTTTCCTGTTTTTCCCTGTACCATGTGTCCAATATAGACCTCGTTTTGCAAGATGGCCTTTACGGTCTGGGCCTGCCAATAGCCGCCGTCCTGCCGGGGATTGACCATGCCTTTTTGCAAGTAGTAGAGGTCACGGGGCGTGGACACCTTTTCCTCGTTCAGAGTCGTGGCGATTTTTCGGTAGCTGAGTCCCTGACAGCGCATATCGAAAATACGCCGGACAAGGGGTGCTGTTGCCGGGTCAGGAACAAGGACGTGCTTATCATCGGGGCTTTTCTGGTAGCCGATAGGGGCGTAGCAGCCGATATACTTTCCCGTCTGAAATGTGGAACGCTTGACTGCCCGGATTTTAGCACTTGTATCGCGGGCATACAGGTCGTTCATGACATTTTTGAGAATCACGATCATCTCGTCATTCTTCCGGGCGGTGTCCACTCCGTCATTGAGGGCGATGAACCGGCAGCCGAGGCTCGGAAAAACAATGTCCGTATATTTCCCGGCCTCGATGTAGTCTCTGCCTAATCTGCTGAGGTCCTTACATAAGGCGATATTGATTTTCCCGTCCTTCGCATCCTGCACCAAGCGGTTGAACCCAGGCCGGTCGAAAGTCGTACCTGAGACCCCATCGTCTGAGTAAACGCTGTCTTTGATACAATTTTATTTTGCCCTTAAACATTTTGATTTTGCCATACTTTTTGATTTTGCCTCGCTGGGGGAGGGTTCAAAATCATTTATTTTACATTTTTCTAAGAAACTAATCTTCGATATCTTGATTCATTTTTTCATATACAGCTTTCCTCAATGGTCCAGCCTCATCACTATACGGAAAAGGTGCAGTTCTAAAGAAAGCAACAGTTTTAAACATAGGTAGCCTAATTACATCGTACACGCTGCGTCTTGATATTTTTTGCATATAACCAATTTGAGGATTTCCTAAAACCCACTCATCCTTTTTTTCTATTACCTTTTCTCCTACATTTTTTCTTAGCCATTCCTCTTCCTCTTTTCTATAATAAATTTCGCTATAAGAATTTAGAATAAATAACTGATTTAATTCTTCTACATCTTTTTCATCATACAATCGGACTCTTCCCTTATTTCCAAATTGATTCTTGTAAACAGTATCGTCATATAAACAAAAGCAAATTTTAGCTGATAACGGCATAAAACACTGGCACCCCATATGTCCAAACCCATAAGGATGCTTATAACCCCTTTCTAAAAACCATTGATTATATTTCACAACTGGAACATCCGAAGTTATAAAACCTATTTTACTTTCATTAACGATTATTAATGGACAAAGATCAGCGATAATTGGGATAATGTTTTTCATTCCTTGAATATATGAAAGATTGGGTCTGTCAATCTGAACATCCAAATTTTCTATAAAATCATCAGAAACTTCAATCTTACCTTGATCCGCCAACATTCTTGCTACATTTTTCCCCTCTTCCAATTTACTTCTCTTAAAATCGTCAGCTATTTCAGCTATTCTTACATCGCTTAAATACACAAACATAAGCAAATATGTATATTCAACTGAATCTATAGGAGTTTTTTCATACAGCAAGATATTCCTGATAATTGTTGCCCAAATCCCTTCTAACTTTCCAAACCAATCTTCCAAGCTGCTATCCTGACCATATAAAAAATCTCTACCAGCATTATTTCTAATAGCTGCTTCCTTAACAAACCGATTACTATCAAAACTATACACTCCGATACTATTATTTCCAGAGAAATTTTTTAAATAAAACTGGGGAACATAGTGATTATATGTTTTGTCTGCTTTTTTTGACATTATGGCGCCTCCCAAAATTAATCAAAACAATCATAACACACAATCCAATTTGTCTCAATTGAATAAAAAAGTCCCATACCCTGTTTGGTTATAAATGGGGTATGGGAACTTTCCTACATTTTGATCTCCATTCCGTTCTTAAATGTGAAACGGATATCCTCCTTACTGTACACCGTGGCATATTCAATGAGGCAGTACCAGCTATCCTCATCAAATTCCGCAAGCGACTCTTCCATTTTCCCCAGGCTGGCAAGAAACCTCTCTATCTTTTCCCTCTGTGCCTGTTTTTCCGTGATGGCGTAAGTGACCGCATCCAGCCGTTCCTTCGTCCCATCGAAACGCTCCACAAGCCTGTTGTACCTTTTCTGGTATTCGGTCTGGTCGAGAGCAATGCGGGCGTTTTCATCAATGCACTTCTGTATCAACTCCGCCGCCACGTTCAGCTCCTCCTGAAGTCTGGTGCGTTCCGTTTCCTGTTCGGCTGTTCCGTACTGCAATTCCCGGATATCGCTGAAGTCTTCGGCAATGCCGTCCCTTTCCTCGAAAATTATATTTGCGGCTTTCACGAAAAGCCCCTTGATGGTTTCCTCGTCCACATGGGGCGTGGTGCATTTCTCCCCGCCGTCAAACTTGTGGTTGCACCGCCAGATTACCCGGCGGTATTTGTCATTCGAATGCCACACCTTAGAGCCGTACCAGCTCCCACAGTCGCCACACTTTATTTTGCTGGAGAAGATCGCAATGGGCGTGCCAAAGGACACCGCCCCGTCCGCACCAAGCGTCAGCAGCGCGTAATGCACGTTGCAGATGTTGAATTTCACTTTATTCTTCTTCGGCATCGTAAACCACCTCCATGTCAAACTGGTAGAGGACCTCGTACAGCTTCTCGCTGGCAATCCAGACCTCCGACTTGTTGTAGAAGATGCGCCGCTTATCCAGCGCGTCCTCCAGTTTCTTCTCCACCGACGGGTCCTTGGTGTCGGTGTACAGCTCTATCTTCACGCCGCTCGCCTTGAAGTACACCATGCCGTCAGCGGCGAAATTGTCGCTCTGCGGCAGGAGGTAGCAGACAAACGGCGGCTCCGGCGATTCGCCCTCCGCAAAATGGTCATAGGCGAAGGGGATGCCGGTTTCCTTTAAAAGCGCCAGTAATGTTTTCACAATTTATCCCTCCAATGCTTTCTGTATCTCTTTTTCAAGCTGCTCTATGCCGGCCTGCTCCGCCGCCGCGATATGCGGCTTTGCCGGGACGCGCCCGCCTCCCCGCTTGGCGTGGCCGTGTTCCAGAAGGTGCGAAAGCTGGTAGCGGTTCCTGGAATGCACCGTCACTTCCAGCGAATTGGATGTTTCCTTCGTGGTCTTCACCGCCCATGACTTTGCATACTTCCCGGTGTCCTTGGGTGCGTTGGTTTCAATGTCCCTGCGTACCGCTGTCCCGGCTTTCTTCACCGCCTTTTTCACATCCTCCGTGGCAAGGTCCGCATATTCCGTCAGCCCCTTCATGATCTCCTCCGCCATCCGGTCAATAGATACGCCGCTCGCCATCCTCACCGCCTCGCTTTCCTGCACTTGAATTTAATGCATTTCTTTTTATAATTCATGTGGTCGATGGCGAGGATGTCGTACAGCTCCCCGCCAAAAACCACCCGGTACCCCGTGGAATCAACCGCGGACGCTTTCCTGCACCAGCGGACAGTAAACGAAACCTCCGATTCATCCGCCACGGTTCCGGCCACATCTGTCTCACTGGTCTGCTTCCCGGCCTCACCGCTTACTGTAGCATGGCAGGAATAATAATCTGCCCATGTGTTTTTGTGGTTGCCGATGCTGTCCACCTCCACGGCATTCTTCTGAAAGGTGATGCGGACATTCAAAAGGGAAACCTCCATCAGAACGCCTCCTTCCGGCTGCCGGAAAGAAGCGCACGGAGCGTCAGCATCATGGCATGGTGGTCGGCATCCTCCCGGTGTTCATACAGATAGGCGGCCGTATACTGTACTGCTATCTCTGCATTTTCCACTGCGTAAAATTCCTGCGTGTCATCCATCCTCGCCACATCCATGCAGATTTTTTCCGATGCCCTGACCATGCTTTCAATCAGGGCATCATCATCGTCATAATCCACACGGAGGTAGTTCTTCATTTCTTCCAGCGTCACCGCCATGCCTGCAGCACCCCCTTTCATTAACCTGCGGATGCGGCCTTCTGCACCAGCACCTTCACTGCCTCCGCAAGGATCATCTTCCCGTCCACACGCTGTGAAGCGAGGAATCCCACCTGCCCGGTGGCTGCAAACAGCTCATTCAGGCGCTTGAAGCTGCGCCCCTGCCTGTCAGCAATCCAATAGTAGCTGAAATCACCGAAAGCGATGGTCTTCGCTCCCGCGGCAATGGCCGGCATATATGCAGAAGTCTTGATGGGGCGGCCTAAGATCATGTCCGGAGCCCCGGCTGTCAGGGACGGCTGCCACAGGTACTGCCCGTTATTGTCCTTCAGCTTGCGGATGGCCTTGATGGTAGAGTCGTTCAGCACCCACACGGATTTCTTGCGGTACGGGGATTTCAGCGAATAATACAGATCCATCAGCTCATCCGCCGTCACTGCCGTGGCAGATGCCGCGGTCACGCCCGTTTCCGCGCCGCCAGTGGCCGCAAGCACCCCTAACGGCTTGCCCTTGCCGTCCCCCGTGAAGAACGCCTCCTCTTCCTTCGCCCCGATGCGGCGGGCAAACTCGCGGGAGATATAGGACTGCAGGTCAAACACGCTGTCGTTTAACAGCTCCTCGGAAACCTTAATCATGGTGCCCAGCTTGTAAGCCCCGATGGAAACCTGCCCGAAGGAATCGTCGCTCTCCGGGTATGCGCCCTCCTCGTCAATCCATGACGCCGTACCCTTGGACGCAACAACGGGAATCTTGCGGTCGCCGCTGGAGGTCTTTATCACCTTCGCCATCTGGCGGAAGATGTTCTCTTCCTCCAGCGCCTCCACCAGTGTGCGCTCGTACTCATCTGGCACCAGGTAGCCGCCCTCGGAGTCCGTGCCTACCTGCAGGGCATTGGTCACGTTCGGCATCGGTGCCTTGGAGCGCATGGCGTTCCAGAAGTTCTTCCGGTAATCATCAGAAGCACGCCCCGTCGTGTCCTCCCCGTCCGTGTCCTCCCCGCAGCCCGGCTTCCCCGTGAGGGGCTTGTTTACCGGGCGGTTCAGTTCCGCATCCAATGCCTCCTGCCGCTCCAGCCTTGCGATCTCTTTCCCAAGGTCGGTGATCTCCTGCTCCATCTTCGTGTATGCGGCGTCATCCTCTGCGGAAAGGATGCCGTTCTCCTTCCTGTGGGAATCTAAAAATGCCTTTGCCGCCTCCCATGCCTTCGCGCGTTTCTCACGCAGTTCAAGAATCGTCATAATGAAATCCTCCTTCTCAATGTCTCAATAAATTAAGCCGCTCCATGAGTGCGTCCACGGAACGGCCGGTTTCTGTATCCGCAGCAGGGATTTGTGCCTGCGCCTGGATATCTGCTTTCGGTTTTTCCCCGCCATATTTGGCGGCCATTTTATTCAGCAGGGCATTGGTAACAGCCCTGCGGGAATACAGCATGGAGCTTGTGGAAGGCAGGAGCTTCTTTTCCTCATCTTCCTCCCCACCCGTATCCTCTTCGCCTTCCTCCGGCTCCTTTTCCGGCTCTGCCTTTGCCCGCGTCATGATCTCATCCGCAAAGCCAAGTTCCACCGCCTTGTTTGCATCCATCCATGTTTCCGCGTCCATAAGGTGCGACAGCTTCGGACGGGAAAGCCCCGTCTTTAACACATAGGCATTGATGATGGACTCCTTCACTTCGGAGAGCATATCAATGGCCTTCTGCATCTCGGCATGGTCGCCCCAGGCGATGGTGGCAGGATTGTGGATCATCAGCATGGATACCGGGGATACCAGGACGGTGTCGCCCGCCATGGCAATGACGGATGCCGCCGACGCAGCAATGCCGTCTATTTTTACAGTCACCTTGCCCTTGTAGTTGGAGAGCATATTGTAGATCTGTGCCGCCGCCACGCAGTCGCCGCCCGGCGAGTTGATCCACACGGTAATGTCGCCCGTGCCGCTGTTCAGCTCATCCTTGAAAAGCTGCGGCGTGACATCATCGTCAAACCAGCTTTCCTCTGCGATGGTGCCGTTCAGAAACAGAGTCCTCTCCTCCGGAGCCGTCCCCGCCTCCGCCTG